TACATTGGAATGCAAGACTGTATGATTGCAAAAGAAGAGATATACACAGAATTAAAAGATTTAACTGGGTTACAACTTCAATGCATACCGTCAGACTTGATAGAAAACTATGTAGAATATAGACCAGAGGTAATAAGTCCAGCAACTACAATAAAAAAATAGGAGTAATTATGGGTACAGATGCAAATGATTTTTTAAAAGAAATCATAAAAACAACTGGCAATGAATATGCTAATCTAGTGGAAGACGGAGTCGAATCAGGTGATGTTGAAAACTTTATCGACACAGGTTCTTATATTTTAAATGGAATGTTAAGTGGTTCACTCTATGGTGGACTTCCACAGAATAAAATAACAGCACTTGCAGGTGAATCTGCAACAGGTAAAACATTTTTTCTTATGGGAATGTGTAAACACTTTTTAGATGCAAACCCAGATGGTGGTGTTGTTTACTTTGAGTCAGAATCAGCAGTAACTAAAAAAATGATCGTTGATAGAGGTATTGATGCATCAAGAATGGTAGTCTTACCTGTTTCAACTGTGCAAGAGTTTAGAACACAGGCAATAAAAGTTCTTGATAGATACATGCAACAAGACGTTGATATTAGAAGACCAATGTTTATGTGTCTTGATTCTCTAGGTATGTTATCTACAACTAAAGAAGTTGAAGATACAGCAGAGGGAAAAGAAACAAGAGATATGACAAGAGCTCAAGTTCTAAAGGCTGCATTTAGAATACTTACACTTAAATTAGGAAAAGCAAAAGTTCCTATGGTCGTCACTAATCATACTTATGATGTTGTTGGATCATATATTCCAATGAAAGAAATGGGTGGTGGTAGTGGACTTAAATATGCCGCAAGTAGTATTGTTTATCTAAGTAAGAAAAAAGAAAAAGACGGAACTGAAGTTATTGGTAATATTATCAAAGCAAAAAATCAAAAGTCTAGACTAACAAAAGAAAACTCAGATTGTGAAGTTAGATTAACATACAATAAAGGACTTGACAAATATTATGGATTACTTCAACTTGCTGAAAAATATGATATATTTAAAAAAGTATCTACGAAGTTTGAATTACCAGATGGTCGAAAAGTATTTGGTAAAACTATAAATGATGATCCACAGTCATACTTCACAGATGAAGTTATGGAAAAACTAGAAGAAGCGGCAATGAAAGAATACTCATATGGAGGCAACAATGAGTGAAATGAAACAAGGTGATTTAGTATCTGTTTTAACACCACATGGTGAATTTGTTGGAAGACTAGAAAAAAATGATGATACAGGCGTACATCTAAGTAATCCAAAAATGATGGTTAGCACTAAAGAAGGAAACATGGGTTTTGCAAGAGGTGTTTGTATGACAGGTGAGGAAAATCCTAAATCAATAATTTTTAGAAGTGGTGGTATTATATTAGTCACACCATCAAATCAAAATATAAACAAAGCATATACTGAAGTTGTAAGTGGATTAGTCACTTGACAAAAAAGAAATTCAGTTATATCGAATCAGCAAACTACCCAGATCAAACTTGCATAGGGATCAACGAGGGAGAGTTTGCTGGTGTAATTTATAAATATGGTAAAGTCACACCAATAGAAAAAGATGATAAATTGACAATGCAATTTGAATATGATATTATAGAAAACAATGCAATACCTAGAGAAAAGTTTGGCGATAATTTTTTTAATTTAATAGGTGATATACTAATGGATATACTTGATGAAAAATATAACACTAACGATACTAGAAAACTTAGTAGCAAATGAAGAATATGCTAGAAAAGTTTTACCATTTTTAAAAGAAGAATACTTTCAAGATAGAAATCAAAGAATCGTATTCAAAGAGATAAGTTCTTTTGCGTTAAAGTATTCAAAACTTCCAACAAAAACATCTTTGGAAGTTGAACTTGATAACCGAAAAGATTTAACTGAACAACAATATAAAGACATAACAAATATTGTTAGCAACTTTACAGATGATGCAGTTGATATAGAGTGGTTAACTGATACTACCGAAACATTCTGTAAAGATAGGGCAATCTATAATGCCGTCGTGGACGGAATCTCTATTATTGAAGGTAGAGATTCCACACGTAAACCTGATGCACTTCCAAGTCTTTTGACAGATGCATTATCTGTTTCTTTTGATAATAGAGTTGGTCATGATTATATAGAGGATGCATCAGATAGATTTGAATACTTACATCGTAAAGAAGAACGTATTCCATTTGACTTAGAATATTTCAATAAAATTACAAAAGGTGGACTCCCACAAAAAACATTAAACATTGCACTTGCTGGAACTGGTGTCGGTAAATCTTTGTTCATGTGTCACATGGCTGCAAACTGCATAAATCAAGGACGGAATGTTCTTTACATTACACTAGAAATGGCAGAGGAAAGAATCGCAGAAAGAATAGATGCGAATCTTATGAATGTAAGTATGGATGCACTTCAAGATTTACCTAAACCAATGTACGATGATAAGATCGAAAAGATCATGAACAAAGTAAAAGGTAAACTGATTATAAAAGAATATCCAACAGCATCAGCACATACTAATCACTTTCGTTCATTACTACAAGAACTATCAATCAAAAAAAGTTTTAAACCAGAGATAATCTTTGTAGATTACTTAAATATATGTGCTTCAAGTCGTTTTAAAGGGGGCTCAAACATAAATTCATACACACTTATAAAATCTATCGCAGAAGAATTAAGGGGTCTAGCAGTCGAAAATAACGTGCCTATCGTGTCTGCTACACAGACAACTAGAGGTGGATATGTATCAACTGATATAGGACTTGAGGATACATCTGAGTCATTTGGACTACCTGCGACAGCAGACTTTATGTTTGCATTGATCTCAACTGAGGAAATGGAAGAGTTGCAACAAATTACAGTCAAACAACTAAAAAACAGATACAATGATCCTACTGTAAATAAAAGATTTGTTTTAGGAATAGATAGATCAAGAATGAAACTATATGATGTTGAACTAAAAGCACAATCTGATCTTGTAGATAGTGGGCAAGAAGACGAAATACCAGCACTAGATAAATCTACCAGTGGTGAAAGATATGCGAAATTCCAAGAAATTAAAGTCTAGATATTATGTGGATTTAGATGATTCTAATTTAAATTATCCATATAATTGTATAGACGTAAAGACAAATGAGGTGGTATGGAACTTTGAATTTGAAGAAGACGCTTTAGAATGGTGTAAGAATCAAAACAAAAAACCAACTTTTGGTAAGGATAGAATACCTCCACATATGAGGATGTATAAAACATAAATATATGAGTAATAAATGGGGGAGCGATGTCTATTAGAAAGTTTGTACAACAAGTAAGGCCTAGAGAACAATCATACAAACCTAAATTAATTATTGTTGAAGAACTTCTTGCTGAAGAAGAACTTCCAAAAGATATTATGAGGGGTTTAAGTTATGAGAAGTCTGAGAAACAATCTACATCTAAAAGAGATGTTTATATTGTTCGTTCATCAGATAGAGAAACTGATAGAGATGAAATACTAAGAAATCTAAATCAAGCAGGCATTAAGGCATCTCTTGGAACAAGTTCATCATCAGTTGATCCGATTGATGGCATATATCAAAACAGAAACTTTAGAATTTTTGTAAAACCATTATCTGGTGGTATGGGTGAAACTACTTTAAACTCTAGTATCACGGAGTTATTTCCCTTAATCGCATTCGAAAAAAAATATAATCCAAAAGATATCATATCATTTCATCAATTTTTACTAGGTGTTGATGTTTCAAAACTCAAATGTGTTGGGCCAAAAGATATAAAAGCCGCAGAGGAAACAATAAACAAAGCAGATACATCCACTAAGTTTAAAGAAAAAATGGCAAACGCTATTGGTGTTCTTAAATACATTCAACAAGAAGATAAAAATAAAAAGATAAAAAGTTTGTTTTGGGGATACAGAGCAAAGCCTGCAGGTGTGCCTAGTAAACACCCAGGTGATATGTTTATTACTTACAACGATAACAAAATTTTAGGTGTTAGTTTAAAAGCAGGTGGAAAGAAAACATCTGAACCACAATTAAACACTTACATAGGAAAAGTTTTTGATGAGTTCAAAGATAGAAACTATGGTAAACTAATGTCATTGGCATACAAATCAGTTTATTCTAAAATACCAGGTATGCCACCTGAGAGATCATTTATTAGAGATAGAAAAACAAAAGATATATTAAGAGACTTTGATAAAAAAAATAATGCACAATATGAAAAATTTTACAATGATTACCTTGAGATTATGAGACAAGGAATAGTCAAATTATTTAATAAAAATAAAGATAATACAATAAAATATATTAAAACAAATATACTTAGAGATGCACCTGATGTTCCTACCATAGTGATTAAAGCAGTTGGTAGTGATTACGAAGAAGTAACAGATAAAGATCAACTAGGTGTTTTTTTACCACAAGTAAAATTTATTAAGGCAACATCATCTCAATCATCTAAACAAAATTGGTTTATAGAATTGACATCTGGCCCAGATACTTTGAAAATGAGTATGTCTATTCGAACAAATAAATCAGGTCATGCTGGATTAAAAAAGTTAGGTCAATTTAGTCTTGCAGTAAAATACAATGGATTATCAAAAAAATGATACAATTTTTAGAGGAACAAGCAGGTAAGAACTTACATTTAGAACACATCGAGGATGAAATAATAAACTTTGGTGTGCCAGGTGGA